AAACGGTTGCAAGGCTACTTGCTGTAATACCTTTATATTTGGTTAGCGTGGTCGCATCGTAAACACTTACCTGACTCGCTGCAGTAATGCCTGCGCTACGTGCCAGAGTAACGGACTCTTCAACTGGGCCTGCTCCTCCTTCTACATAATCCACTTCCAGCATGAGTGCGCACCAGTAAGGCATTGGACTCGTGTCACCACTATATCCAAGGCGTGCGTAAATAGCATTGACCGCTGCCTGATCCCACCCTCCTCCTGGTGTGGGCAACTGGACGGATTTATAAAACATTGAACTTTCGGAGTAGTCCGCCTGGTTAGGTTCTTCACCTCCCCAAATGACTGTTTTGGTATTGTCCTCATTAATAGCTTGGCAACCACCTTCGTTTAGAGTAGTACTTGCTGCTCGATATTGGAGTATTGCGCGCACACCATTAATCTGAGATGCCGCAGGCATATCCTCAAAGTTGACTGCGACATAATTGCCAGTGCCCGACCCATTTTGTTGAACTCGTTCGCCCAACGTTGAACTCCACGGATCGCTATCAAGTTCAGAAAAGGCGAATACACTCGAGCCATCGATATCAGCTCCAGTGGAAGTTTCGAGAATATTCGTCCCATTGTTATGCGTTCCATCACTTGTAGGACGCAGACCAGCACAAACCCCTGAGCCAATCGGGTAATCCCCTTGTGTGGTAGATATAAATAGGTTCGTATAATAGTAATCGCTTGTGTATGCTCCGACTGCACCCACGCGCAAGGCGGTCATTTGTACAGCGGTTCTAGAACTTATCGAAAAGTCTGTTTGCTCAACATCGTCAATCCACCACTCAATGGTATGAGTAGTGGCGTTTGTGAAGAAGCGCCACTCTATCTTATACAGCGTGTTTACTGCTACTACTGGGCCAAGAGGTCCTCCAGTTACGCCTTTCTTCCCTGCCTGAAACTTTCCCTCCGAGACGTTGAATTGAATCACCATATTGCCATCAGTATTAACGCCTTCAATAAAACTAGGCGATCCTGTTGGCAAATTATCTTTGATATAAACATAAACACGTCCAACGCAGTAATCATCTGCTAGTGTCCAACTTGCATAACACGATGCGCCCGATTGCTGGGTATGCATCGCGTATACCCCACTACCATCAGGGTGAGTTGTAACCGTTACTGTTCCAGTAACACCAGCTAATAACCCGCCACCATTCGCTGAAAGTGTTGCTAATCCATGGTTCCAACTGGTCATATATTTTGGTGTTGGCATTATGTTAACACTCCACTTCCCCAACCTAAGTCATAACTCCCTCCTGGAACAGTGCCGTCGCTAACATCCCACAGCACAAGTGCTGATTTATGATCAGCACCAGTGCAGTAAGCAAATGGATAACGTATTCCTAAAGGAGAAACGATCATAATGCCTTGACAAGGATCACCATGGTCACAACGCACCTGCCTGAAAAAAGCATTATTCTCCTGCGCGGTTGGATTGGCACGCGTGAAGCCTTCTGCTTGCAGATAGGCGATACCCATTTGAATGTCTGCAAAAGATAGCCAACTAATGCCTAGTTCAGTTGGAGGCCAGGATGGATATGTACCAGGAGCAGGAGGCCAGTTCGTCGCCATATCTCACGCTCCATATAAGGTTTCTTCAATAGTTGCAAAATTTACTGTATCAAAAGCAAATTGTTTAGTCAAAGTAACAGGATCTTGAAGATTTACATCCTCAACTGCAGCAATAGTTTTATTACTAATTGCTAATGTAGCTGGATCTTGAATATTTACATCACTGAGTGCACCAACTGTTTTATTTGCAATGGCCAAAGTAGTTAAATCTTGATCACTTACTTTAGATAATGCCGCAATTGCTTTATTTGAAATTGCTAAAGTTGAAGCTTCATCAATACTTTGAGAACCAAATGAAACAGTTCTAGATAATTCTACCCATGGACATAAATCTGTGGTCAAACCTTCGGTAAGAGCAAAATCTTCAGTTGCAGATGGATCACCATAGTTATGATAAACCGTGGCAAGAGACGGAGTGACACCATGATGACCAATCTCAATAATAATTCGATCACCAATCTGTGAACTGAAGTTAGTCGCACCGTTTACTCTTGCAGAGTGAATACGAGTAGCAATCGTAGCCAATGAAGTCGGATATTCTGTACTCGTAGCATGATATAAACCGATAACGCCACGAATAACAGAACCATCACCACTCACCACTCTAATTACATAGGCTAAGTGACTATCTACTTGAGCTGCACTTTCAGCACACTTAATAACCATACTTACAGTATCAGCAGTTGTCCAGTTGTAGGCAGCCACCATTGGCTCACTTTGCCATTGCCGCCAGCACCATTGCTGAGTTAATGCAGCAGACCATACCGCACTAACCTGAGTTAATGCGGTATTCTGCTTGGTCGTGAAGCAAGGTAAACGTGTTAAATTATCCGTAAGTTCCCAGTTGGAATTCACAGCTAGGGAACCCAATGGCGGAGTACCGGAGATAGGAAGATAAAATCTAGTTGCCATAATACTCCTTTACTCCTCTCTATGAATTAAAATATTATGATGCAGCAGCAGTACAGGTAATGGTTACATTCAGAACATCGTTGTCAACTAGGGCACGATTCTGTGAGAAAGCACCACCACCATAAAGAATACCAGTTGTGCCGCCTTTATTGCTGGTAGTAACAATAAATGCACCGCCTAGAGTCACAGTACCAGCGATCGTAAATACTGCCTTACTAGCTGAGTTATCAACACTCTTACCTGATACTGTGCCAAGAGTCAAAACTGGACGAGTAGCCTCATCATAAGTAGTTTCCTCAGTCCATCCAGCATGACCACCACTCATCGTGTCGCCCGCCGCAAAGGTAGGAGTAGCGCCAACTACACCAACATACCATGCCGCTGTATAGGCAGATCCTTTTAGATGTTTATCAAGAGAATCATTCAATCCAACATCAACTACTAAATTATCAAATTCTTCAACCCATAAAAGTTCGCCATTACGAAAAGCTTCAACTTTAATTCGATCTTCCAATCGCTTTCCACCAATCAACATACTAGGATTGGCAATCAGCCCTGCTTCAACTTTCATATCGTTAAAACGTGCTTCTTCCATCTTAAATTCTCCTATTAAATATATTTTTTATTCAAATTGATCTTTATTTGCTTTAAAAGCAATATAAGCATCCATCATAGCAGCTACAGGATCAATCTTTTGTTCGTAGCGCTTCTTTAAAAGTTTTCTATTACCATTAGTATCTTCTAATGTAATAGCATTCCCCATGGCAAAAGTCATAAGTTCCTGATCAAAAATAAGCATTCGTTCTTCTGAAAGAGTCTTTAATTCACCAAGTGGAACCGACTCTGTTTTTGCCCCTTGTATAACTTTTTCTATACCATAGGATCCATTCTCTCTTTCCCATCTTTCAATAAATTCCTTGGCATTATAAGGATCAAAACCTACACAACGAACGTCATACTGAGAATCATTAATAAAATTATCTAAATCCTCATAAACCTCCATCATATCTAGAACAGTGCACTCTAAAACTTGCAAACTAGTTTCTTCAAGAAACTGTTCGTACTTTAATCTCATAGCACCAGGCAACTTTTTTAAAGTTAGGGAACTAATATAACAACGAGTTTTAATACCAAAAGATCCATTTGGTAATGGGAATAGGAATGCAAAAGCACAAAAATCATCTCCTTGTGAAAGATCGAATCCCAAAGCACATGGTAAAGACCAAAAATCTCTATGCCTATGCGGTAATGTCTCTTCATAGGTAAAGAAATATGTATAGCCTTCCATCGGGATTCCAAATCGCTTTGCAAGGATGTCATTTCTTGTAGAAGGCACTTTTTCTGCCCGCTCAACATCTAACTGATATGTTTCATATGTAACTGTTTTTCCAAGATTAGGATTAGCCTTTAACCACATCTTTGGATTGTTCACTTCATTAATATCGTCAAGTTTATAATACCAAATGGAAACATGAGGATTAATATAATCCCCTTTAAGTATATCATTTAATTCCATTTTGATAGTATCACCACTACTATTACGGATAGTACCTTCCGAACTCATTGCAACGATTAAGTAGTTATCTAACTTAGAAGCGCCTTGCTCAATTGCTCCTACAACATCTTCGCGAATGTCACCAGATAACCATTCGTCAATCGTAGCAACCATTGGTCTCAGTCCTTGAAGTTTATCAATTGCCATCGGACGTACTTCAAGTATAGACCCAGTAAGAAAGTTCTCAATTCCTTTTTTCGTAGATGCTAATTTTTGACGAGTTGCCCGAGAGCCTGTTGTATTTTGCAAAGACCCTTCTGTTAGGAACTGAAACAGTGGACCTCGCGATCTAGTAATTGCAGTTCGTATTGGCGACATAACTTCTTCTGCCTGTTTCATTGTTGGAGCCGTGGTAATCTGATGCGTTGTTGCTGTTTCAACATTTAAGAAATAATTTTGTATACAAGATGCATACATTGATTTAGCAGAACCACGAGCAACAATTAGGTACTGTTTATTAACTAGACGTTTTTTAATTCGTTTACGTACATATCTTCCACTACGATTATTAGCGGTTGGCACATAAACACTTCGCTCAACATAATAGTACCAACCAAAAATTTGTTCAGCCCATAATTTAAAAGTATCAAGAAGAGTTAAATCACTACCATCAGTTAAAGTGAGTTCAGATTCACAAAAGCGAACAAAACCTTCTACAGCTTGATCATCATAATAGATTCCTGGATTCTCTATTAATTGATCTATCCTATTCATCTCCATAGAGATTTCTTTACATACGGGAATTTCTCCATGTATTACTCTATCACGAAATTCTCCGTAATAAATAGGAATTGCTGTATTTGATAAAGACATAATTTGCCTTTCTACATCTCAGCAAGCATTTTTCCTAATGTAATAGATCCTATAACTGCTAGAGCAACGGTTGAAAGATATTGATTCCTTCTCATGGTTACTGTTAGCTCTTTATTTTTTAGCTGTGAAATTTTTTCCAATCCAATACTTTTTCCAAGTGCTCTATCTGTTGCATCCTTAATCTTAGCTCGATTTTCCTTTCCTAGAATAGGCTTCATACGTCCTCTTAAAGGACTATTAGCAGATATAAGTTTACCTGCTGACTCTGGACTAAGTTTTTTACCTTGAACTTCTTTTATCTTTCTATCATATTCTTCTGCTTTTTTACGCTGAGCATCAGAAACTTTTTGAACTGCCTCTGCTTCCTTTTTATAACCATGAGCTCTAAGACTTGCTGCATCTCTTGCTGTAGCTTTGGCTGCACTTGAAGCTCTTCGACGACCCCATTTCATTCCTAGAACACCAACATGTTTCAAATCATTGTTTTCCATTATTCAACTCCTAAAAATTTTATCTAATATCTATATTTATCCAGAAGTTCGATAGGCATTTATTTTTTTATAAAGCATACTACCTATCCCAGCTAAAGCTACTATTGAACCAGCTGTACCAGCTGCCATACCAATTGCAGACATTATATCTTTAGTAGCATTTTTACCTTTAGCAGTTTTAGATGGATTAAGATCTTTATATCTTCTTTCAAGTTCCATACGTTTAGTCACTCTAGAAAGTTCTTCATTACTCATTTCATTAATTCGTTTCTTTCTTAATTCGGCAACTGCTTTAAAATCATCACTACTCTTTTCCCCCTTTTTACCTGGATGCTTAAGTCTTCTAGCTTCTTGTCTATTTTTTGATGCTAAATTAAGACTTTTCTCTCTTGACTGAGCAGGAGTGCTAGAATTTTTATGTCGACCCCATTTCATTCCAAGAACACCAGCATGCTCTAATTTATTATTATCCATTTAAACTACTCCTCCATTTCTTAAAATATCTGCTACTCTATCCATTTCTGCCCAACTTCTCAATGGAAGATCTTTAGGACGAGACTCTCCCCAATCTCTTCGCAATTGATCAGCAATCGCGTCCATTTTTTTCCAATCATTTTTATAATTTTTATACCACTCTGATTTTCTGAAAGGAATAGTTTTCTTTTGTGAAGACATGTGAGCTGGTAAATATATAACATTTTTAGCAGTTCTTTGAGTTTCCCATTTTTTAGTAAGAGCAATAGCGTCATTTATAGCTTTTTCTTTAGTTCTTTTATCCATTAATCTAGCCACGGCAATAGTGCCTACAGTTCCTCCAACAACTCCTCCAACAAGTGCTGCTATTTTTAAATTTCTTTTAAAATTAGATACCTTTTGACTAGAAACATTTCTAACTTTTATTGAAGCAGATGCATCTGAATAACCTTC